ACGGAGGCTTTGATGCAACGAAGAAGGTACTGGGTGGCTTGATTAGCGGAGTACTCAATGTGTTTGTAGGCATCATACAGGGCATCCAGTTAGCGGTACTTGAAACGCAGCTTGCTTGGGAGAAGTCTTTTTTTGGAGATAAGGATGCAACACGCATCAAAGAACTAAACAAGGAGATAGCCCTCACTCGTGAGGAGTTGACCAAGACGGGGGAGAACCTTTTGGAGAGTGGCAAGATGGTCATCAATAACCTTGCAGAAGCCGCAGGCGAAGTGGCAAAGACCGTTGTAGCAGTTTCCAAGAGCGTTGTAAAGGCGGTGCAGGAGTTGGATATAGACAAGGCCACAAGCGATGCAGAGAAATTGGTAGCGTTACGAAAGGCCGCAGCACTTGCTGATATAGAACGGCAGAAGATTCAGCTTGAGTTCCAAGCAGGCCAAGAGAAGCTGCGGCAGTTGCGTGATGATGAAAATACATCTATTGACGTAAGGTTACAAAAAAACGCAGAGCTACTTGACTCTTTTAAGAAACAAGCAGCGTTAGAAGAACAACAAATACAAAAAAAGATTGATTTAGCGCAAGCAGAATTAGCCGTTATAGATAGTGCGGAGAATGCAGTTGCGTTAGCACAAGCAAAGTTAGAGCTAACTGATTTGACAGAAAGGCTACTTGGTCAAGAGTCTGAAGCCCTTGCAAATCAAAACTCACTTCTTCGTGAGCAGTTAGACATCACCAAGAGCATCGGTGAGACCGACCAAGAGATATTTGAGATTCAGCAGAACGCTCAACTTGAACTCATAGATGATGCGGTAGCAAGAGCCGAGAAAGAAATAGAGATAGCACAAAATGTATTTAACCGCAAGAAGGCATTGCTTGAGCAAGAGGTAGCGGCTACAAAGGCAGGAACCGCAGCAAGAGCAGAGGCAGAGAATGCTCTGAAGTTATTTGAAGCGGAGAACGCAGCAGGGCGTTTGGCTTTGGAGAAGAACTTGCAGCAGGCAAAGTTAGATGCTATCAAAGGCGCACTAAACGGCATCGCACAACTCGTGGGTGAGAATACGCTGCTTGGTAAAGGCATCGCTTTAGCACAGGTAGCCATTGACACCTATACGGGAGCTACAAAGGCTCTCGCACAAGGTGGTGTATTTGGTTACATAGGAGCCGCAGGAATCATCGCAACGGGTATTGCGAATGCAAAGAAAATAACCGCTACGCAAGTGCCTACTGAATCGGGTGGCGGTGGTAGCAGCCCTGCCATAACAAACACGCTCTCGCAGCCCTCTACCCCTGCGCAGTTTAACATCGTAGGGCAGTCTAACCTTAACCAACTTGCGCAGAGCATAGGTGGTCAGTTTCAGCAGCCCATCCGTGCATACGTTGTGGGGCAGGATGTAACGACCTCACAACAACTACAACGCCAAAGAGTAAAAACCGCAACATTCGGATGATGAAACTAATTGAACTTATACTTGATGAATCAATGCTGCTAACTGGCATTGATGCAATCTCCCTTGTAGAATATCCTGCTATTGAGGAGGACTTCATAGCCCTCAACTCACAACGGGTTGAGTTTGCTACGCAGAGCGATGAGAAGCGCATCCTTATGGGAGCAGCACTCGTACCCAACAAGCCCATCTACCGAGCAGAGGGGCAAGAGGAGTTCTACGTTTACTTCAGCGAAGCCACGATCAGAAAAGCAAGCGAGATGTTCTTTCAGAAGTCCAAACAGAACAACGCTACCCTTGAACACGAGGTAGGCATCAACGGCCTTACGGTTGTGGAGTCTTGGATTATTGAAGACGAAGTCCACGACAAGAGCAAGAAGTACGGCTTTGATTTACCAGTCGGCACTTGGATGGTATCTATGAAAGTCAACAACCCAGAGATTTGGACAAACTTTGTCAAGACTGGGAAGGTCAAAGGCTTCTCTATTGAGGGGTACTTCGTGGACAAGCTAAACCTTGCCAAGCAAGAGATGGCGCAGATAGAGGAGCAAGAAGCAGCGTTGATGCTTGCGCAGATTGTCGCTATCATAAAAAGGGATGGTCGTAAGAAATCGGGAACACGCACAGAGATGGAATCTTTTACTGACTACCCCGATGCGGTAAAGAACAACGCCAAGCGTGGCATTGAACTAAACGAGAAGAACGGCAACAAGTGTGCAACGCCTGTCGGTAAGGTAAGGGCGCAGCAGCTCGCACAGGGCAAGCCTGTAAGCGTGGAGACCATTACACGGATGTACTCGTACCTATCAAGAGCCGAAGAATACTACGATGAGAACGACACGCAAGCCTGCGGCACAATATCGTTCCTTCTATGGGGCGGTCTTGCAGGTAAGCGTTGGGCGGAATCCAAACTAAAAGAACTTGGCAATGTATAGACCAATGAAACTCCCCGTAGCGTCACCGAGAGGTGGCAGGCGTGGATGCTTATGCAAAGACAACACCTACAAGTCTAACTGCTGCGATGGCTCATTGCAAGCGCAAGGCATTGGCTCTTTAGTAGGTCAAGGCATAAGCGTTAAGATAAGAGGCGAGGAGTGGCAGACCATCAACACCCGATGGGAGTCTACAAATACTCTATGGCAAGACCTATAAAAATGTTACAAATAATCAAAACCCCTTTAATTAGTTAGATATGAAAGCAAACAATATCCTAAACCGCATCCTTGCCGAACTATCCTCCATCCGTGAGGTTAAGTTCGAGCAAATGACACTTGAGAACGGAGCCGTTCTTGAGGCAGAATCATTTGAAGCAGGTAACGAAGTCTTTGTCGTAAGTGGCGATGACCGAGTTGCTGCTCCTGTTGGCGAACACCTCCTTGAAGATGGTCGTGTACTCGTCATCACCGAAGAAGGCGTAATCGCTGAAATCAAAGAAGCTGCTGCCGAAGCAGAGGAAGTAGAAGTTGAGGTTGAGGCCGCAGCATCTACCGAACTTGCAGAGGAAGTAGAAGAAGCCCCTGCGGTTGTCGCAATCATTGAGAAGGTTCTCGAGGAGATTGCAATGATGCGTGAGGAGATGAAAGGAATGCGTGAGGAGATGGGCGGCTACGCCAAGAAGGAGGAGATGGCTGCGGTTAAAGCAGAACTATCTGCCGCACCTGCTGCGAAGCCCATCAAACATAATCCCGAAACAAAGCAAGTCCAAAAGATGAGTTCTAACCGCCCCGAAAGAGCGATTGACCGAGTCCTTGCACGAATCAACAGTTAATAAATAAAAAAATGGCTACAACTACTTCAATCACAACAAACTACGCAGGAGCGTTTGCAAGCAAGTATATCTCTGCTGCACTTCTTTCTGCTAACACGCTTGACAAAGGTCTCATCGAGATTCTTCCAAACGTAAACTACCGCACCACCCTTCAGAAGGTGAACACAAACGACATCGTAAAAGATGCAACTTGTGATTTTGATGCAACTTCTACCTTGACTTTGACCGACCGCGTTCTTGAGGTTGAGCCATTCCAAGTGAACTTGCAACTTTGCAAGAAGGACTACTACGATTCTTGGATTGGTGGTCAGATGGGCTTCTCTGCCTACGATAGCATCCCTGCTTCTTTTGCTGACTTCCTTATCGCCCACGTTGCCGCAAAGACCTCACAGAAGATTGAGCAGAACATTTGGAACGGAACTGCTGCTTCAGCAGGTGAGTTCAGCGGATTCCTTTCTTTGATGACTGCCGACTCTGACGTTATTGACGTAACCGCTACCACCGTGACTGCTGCTAACGTAATCACGGAGCTTGGTAAAGTTGCTGATGCTATCCCTTCTGCCCTTTACGGAAAAGAAGACCTGCAAATCTTTGTCCCACAAAACGTAGCGAAGGCTTATGTACGCGCTCTTGGTGGATTCGGAACTTCAGGTCTTGGAGCCAACGGTGTTGACAACAAAGGCACAATGTGGTATGGTCAAGGAGATTTGTTCTTTGACGGCATCAAGGTTGTTATGTGTAACGGTCTTCCTTCTAACAAGATGGTCGCTGCTCAAGCAAGCAATATGTTCTTCGGAACAGGTCTTTTGAACGAGCGCAACGAAGTTCGTGTACTTGATATGGCTGACCTTGACGGTTCAGACAACATCCGCGTAATCCTTCGCTTCTTCGCAGGAGTTCAGTACGGAATCGGAGCTGACGTAGTCCTTTACTCTTAATCCGAGTTAATGTAAATCAAGAGGGGGCTTGGGCTATGTCCTCGCCCTCTTTTTTAATTCTAATAAAACAAAGAAACAATGGCTTGTGATTTAACAAAAGGCAGGGCGGTACCCTGTAAAGACGTAGTAGGTGGCATTTATGCCGTGTACTTTGTAGACTTCGGTGACTTGGGTACTGTTACCCTCACCAACGATGAGATTACCAACATCAGTGGTACTTTCTCTGCTTACCAATACCTTGTGAAAGGCAATAGCTCTTTTGAGCAAACCTTTAACTCAAGCCGTGAGAATGGTACAACCTTCTTCACGCAGACTTTGAATCTTACGTTGACCAAACTCACAAAGGAGGACAACAAAGAATTAAAGCTGCTTGCTTATGGTCGGCCTTACGTGGTCGTTCAAGACTACAACGGCAACGCCTTTATGATGGGTCTGAACTACGGAGCCGAAGTAACAGGTGGAACGATTGTAACGGGTGCTGCTATGGGTGACCTCTCGGGCTATACTTTGACAATGGAGGGACAGGAGCAACTTCCTGCTAACTTCATCGCAGGTGCTACCGTTGCCAATCCATTCGCAGGACTTGCAGGTGCAGTTGAAACGATTGTAGTGGGTTCTAACTCGTAAATGAATTAGGGGGGCGAAAGCCCCCTTATATTTACACAATGAGTACACTCAACAATATATTCGCCAAGTTCTCGGCTAAAGAGCCGATGAAGGTTGAATTGTCTTTGATTAACGATGTTAAGTCAAAGGCGCAAGAGATGCGGAAGTTAGAGAGTGATGTGAATTCATTTTTGTCAGAGTTCCAAAGATTGATAAATGACCTAAACGCTAAAATTTCAGAAGGTCAAAAGTATCAGCAGCGAGCTAATGCTTTAACAACCGAAGGCGTTAAACTTGTTTCTAATGCTTCAAAAGCTATTCAAGAACTTGGGCTGCAGGTAAATGATAGTCCTGAAATAGTTGAACTGTTTAATTTGAACAGGACTCTGACAGAACGAGTTTTTTCTATTGGTGAGCAATTCTCAAAAATCAAAAAACCATAAAATGAGTAAGCAAATTTTTTCTAAAATCGCCAAGATTGGCGAGGAAGTACGTGCAGCAGAACCAATGAAAGTTGAGTTTAACGCATTGGCCGACCTCAAGGGTTACCAATCAACAATTAGGTCAGCATCTGAAAAGGTAAGCGGTCAACTTAATGCCGCCATTACATCTCTCGTTGCTGCTCAAAAGGTAGCCGAAACTGCTCTTGCTGAAGCTCGCAAGGCTCAAGCAATGGCTAAAGAACTTGGTGTTGATGAGGGTCAGTTTAACGGATGGGAGAAGCAATTTGTTGCGGCTCGTGATTCTTTTGATTCTGCAAGAGCTGCAATCGTTCGTATTCAGAATAATATCTAATTTTAGCATTGCTAAAAAGGTTAAAGGGGCGTAAGCCCCTTTTCTATTTTCAAACAAATCCAAAGTAAAAGGTTATTTATTTAAGATGCATATCCTTCAAGTATCAGCCTCACCACAAGCCATTGTAATCATACCTCGCACATTCCCTGCGAGCGTTACGATTGCGCTGATTGATGAATCAACAAACACCACCGCAGCACCTGCGGTCACGGCTGCCTCTGCTAATGGTTTTATGACCCTCACAGGCACGTTTAGCCTTGTCAACAATAGATTCTATGGCTTGAAGGTATTTGCATCGGGAAATCTAATATATCGGGATAGGGTATTCGTAACTTCGCAAACAGACTACGAGAAATTTACGGTGAACCAAAACGTCTACACCGAAGAAACAAGCTATGACAATGAGTACATCATCATCTAAAGTCCACGTTGTGAACTTCAGTTCCTATACCACACCTGTTGTTAAAGAGGTTCAAGGGAAGGACTACGTTGAATACGGAGATAACAACGACTACTTCGGCTACCTAATTGACCGATACAACGGCTCACCCACCAACAACGCTATCCTCAACTCTTTGATGGATATGACCTTTGGTAAGGGCTTGGATGCAACGGACTCTGCCAAGAAGCCGAGCGAGTACGCAGCGATGCGTGGCCTGTTCACAAAAGCCTGCTTGCAGAAGGTTGTAGCTGACTATGTGATGATGGGGCAATGCAGTATGCAGGTTGTGTACTCACAAGATCACAACACCATCGTAGAGGTGCAGCACATCCCAGTAGAGACGTTACGAGCCGCAAGGTGCAACGAAGACGGAGAGATTGAGGCTTACTACTACGCAAAGGATTGGGAAGACGTAAAAGGCAGGAGAGAGACACCTGTGCGCATCCCTGCATTTGGCACAAGCAAAGAGGGATTGGAGATTCTTTACATCAAGCCATACCGAGCAGGATTCTACTACTACTCCCCAGTAGACTATCAAGGTGGCCTACCATACGCAGAACTTGAGGAGGAGATTGCCAACTACCACATCAACAACATTCAGAACGGCCTTGCGCCTTCAATGCTTATCAACTTCAACAACGGGGTACCGAGTGAAGAAGAACGCAGGAGCATAGAGCAGCAGATTGCAACGAAGTTTAGCGGAAGTTCAAACTCGGGCAAGTTTATCCTTGCGTTCAACGATAACAAAGACCTCGCTGCAACGGTTGACCCTGTGCAGTTGTCGGATGCTGCGGAGCAATATCAATTCTTGAGTTCAGAAGCTACGCAGAAGATAATGGTTTCGCATCGTATTGTCAGCCCTATGCTATTGGGCATCAAGGACAATTCGGGATTGGGCAACAACGCTGATGAGCTAAAGACCGCTTCTACGCTTTTGGATAACCTTGTTATTCGCCCCAAGCAGGAGATTATCATTGACGGCATAGATATGATTCTTGCCTACAATGACATCAGCCTAAACTTGTACTTCAAGACCCTTCAGCCTTTGGAGTTCACCGAAGACGTAGTTACGCCTATGGATATGGAGACTCGTGAGGAGGAGACTGGTGTGAAGTTGTCAAGCCAAGAGCCGAGCGATGAGATATTTGAGGAGGCGTTTGCTGCTTTAGAAGAAGTAGGTGAGGTCGTAAATATGGATGAATGGGAGCTTGTAGATGAAAGGCCTGTTGACTACGATGCGGAGCAGGCATTAAGCAAGTACGCATTCGCATCAACAGGCAGCGCATTCCCTAACGCCAAGAGCAGCCAAGACGGAGTAACTGAAGAAGGCAAGAGGTACAAGGTTCGTTATGCTTACGCTCCCGAGTCCGCAGCACTTCAGAAATCTAATAGTCGCGAGTTCTGCAAGAAGATGATAGCCGCAGGCAAGGTGTACCGCAAAGAAGATATTGAGCGTATGGATGGTCAAGCCGTCAACGCAGGCTTTGGCATATCGGGAGCAGCAACCTATTCAATATGGCTATACAAAGGCGGTGCAAGGTGCCATCACTTTTGGATGCGCAAGACGTACTTGGCAAAAGGCGAAGGCGTAACTCCCGATGTCGGCAACCCCAACGCAGAGGTAAGCGTAAATAAGGCAAAACGTGAAGGCGTAGACTTAGAAGTCAATAACCCAAACGTAGCCAAGCGACCTATTGATATGGATGATGAAGGATTTGTAAACAAACGTAAATAAGATGGCAACGGCATTATGGATTAAACGAGAGGACTTGGTTCGCAACACCGCTATTGGCGGTAACGTGGACACGGACAAGTTTATTCAGTTTATTAAGATAGCACAGGAGATACACCTGCAAAACTATACAGGCACGAAATTGTACGACAAGATCAGCAATGACATCATCGCCAATACTCTTGCCAACCCTTACTTGGCGTTGGTGAATGATTACTTGCAGCCAATGCTGATTCACTACGCGATGGTGGAGTACTTGCCTTTTGCTGCTTATACCATCGGCAATGGTGGGGTGTTCAAGCACAACTCCGAGAATAGCACAACGGCAGAGAAGATTGAGGTTGACTATTTGGTAGGCAAGGCACGGGACTTGGCGCAGTATTATACGGATAGGTTCATTACATATATGAGCTACAACCAAGCCTCATTCCCCGAATACAACGCCAACAACAACGCTGACGTTTACCCCGATACTGACTCTAACTTCAGCTCTTGGGTTTTATGAGTGGTAAGAAACAGACCTACACTCCGAAGCGTAGCAACATTGTGAAGTTAAAGAGTTATTTAGACAATGGGAGTTCAAGGCGATTGGGGACAAGGAGCAGCAAACAATGACATCTATTGGGGTCAAGCAGCA